AGTAGATCAAAAATTTAATTGTATTACTTCTGATATACAAAATGTAAAACGCCCTAAACAGGGAGAAACTATTTATATTACTCCTATTATTGCTGGAGGTGGCGGTAAAGGAGGAACGATTGTTATGGCGATAGCCTTAATTGCTATTGCTATTGCTGTGCCTTATGCTGTAGGCTTATCTGCGCAACTGGCAGCTGCTGGTGGAGGAATGGGAATAGGTGCAACAGCTGGGGGTTTTGCTTCTGTAATGGCAACAGGCTTTGCAGTAATGGGATCTTTTATGACATCACTGATGGTAGGTATTGGTATGATGGGATTAAATATGTTAATATCTGCTTTTACCTCAAAACCTAAAAATCCTGTTTCTGGTTCTCCAGATTCAGCGGCAAGAACAGAAAATAACATGTTCGGAGCATTACAAAACGCAACAGAGGCGGGTGCTTCTATACCTTTACACTATGGAATGACACGAGTATCTGGGCAATTTGTAAGCGGTTATTTACATACAACACAACACGGAAAAGGTAATGATCCTTCCGTTCAATCTATATTTCAAGCTAATCAAACTCCAAATGCTATTTTAGATGAGGCGGCTTAGATGCAGATAGAACTTCGTATACATTCATCTTACAAACCTTATTTTGGTCAAAGATCTTATAGCCTTGAAGTAATTGACTTTGAAGATATACATTTATATTTACGAAATTTGCATCCAAAATTTGATGCGTATTTAAAGGCTGTTCAACGAAAAGATACTGAAGAAACAGTTTGTTTAGTAGACTCTACTTTTAGAGCATTAGACTATAACACTAAACAAATGAAAAAAATAAAAGATGGCGATGTATATTATGTAGCTCCTATGATTGTAGGAGGAGGCGGCAAACGTGGTTTTATTGCTATTGCAGCTTTTGCTGTTTTAGCTTATGCTACAGGAGGTTTTAGTTTGATGACTCCAACTCCACCGCCGGGTGTCGAACTGGGAATGCTTGAATTAGATGCTGGTATCGCTGCTGCTAATGGGGGCGGTGGTATCTTTGGTGGTATAGGACAAGCCTTTTCTAATATGCCTACTTTTTTAAAATCTATTATTGGTAACTTAGCTATAAGCTTTATAACTTCGTTATTTACTAAAAAACCTAAGTCTCCTGTTGCGGCTACTCCCGACTCGGCGGCAAGAACAGAAAATAATATGTTTAATTCTTTACAAAACTCAACAGAGTCAGGAACACCTATAGCACTAAATTATGGAATGACACGAGTAGCAGGGCAGTTTGTTAGTGGTTATCTTCACACCACTGCTCACGGTAAAGGTAATGATCCTGCGGTGCAATCGTTGTTTCAAGCAAATCATACTCCAAATGCTATTTTAGATGAGGCAGCCTAATGAGCGTTATTAGACATTATAATTCATATAAAGGTAGACGAGTTCCTTATATTGTAGGAGCTAAAGGTGGCTGTTTTCCTGCGGGAACTGCCATAACAATGGCAGATGGTAGTACTAAACCCATTGAAGATATTAAAAATTTAGATGTTGTGCTTGCCTTTAATAAAAACGGTGTTCTTAGCCCTGCCACGGTGAGTGAGACTTTTTATCACGAAAACGATGAGTTTATTACAATTAAACACTGGGCAGGAGAGTTTACTGTAACCCCTAATCATTGGATTTTAGCCGATTCAGGACTATTTTTAGAGGCAGGTCAGCTTACTACAAAAGATCAAGTAGTTACTAAAGATGGGCAAATTTCTCCTATTGAAAGTATTGAGCCTGCGGGTAGCGGTTCTAGTTATAATTTTACTGTAAGTAAAGCACATACTTATATTGCTAATGATGTACGCGTGCATAATAAAGGTGGGGGAAAAGGGGGAGGTACTACTCATACTCCTGTTGAAGCTGAAAATAGTTTATTCTCTACTGATATTTTATTTGTTACTAATGCTGTTGGAGAAGGTCCTGTATATAGAATTAATCCTAACGGGCCTCAAGACATTGAAATTCAAGACGGCGGTATTGATGATTTAATTAATCTAGACGGAGATGGACGAGAAAATACAGAGAAATTTAAAACTATTTCAAATACAGGAACCGTAACTCAATCACCTCTTCGAGTATTTGGAGAAGAAATTGTAACTCCCCAAAACTTTCAATCTCCTGTTAGATTGAAAAAGGGTAATGTTGCTGGAATACCAAAATCCTCAGTTGAGTTACAAGATACAAGTGCTGATGATTGGGATGCTCTTCGCTTTTCTTTTACACTAAACTCTTTATTGACACAAGCCACTAACGGAGATATTAATGGACACTCTATTTCCTTGCGTATTCGTATATTTAACAGAGCTGGAACAGAAATTATTGCTGATACAGGAGATGAGGATACAGTAACTGCTGGAAACGCTACTATTTCTGGAAAAACAAACACTCCATTTAAATTTACTATTACTGTTTTGATTCCTGAAGAAAAAAGGTCTACTGATGGATATAAATTTACTGTAGAAAAAACTTCTGGTGACTCAGAAAAATCTACTATTTCCGAAGAAATTCAATTAAGTGGCTGGTTTGAAATTAAATATAAAAGACAAGCGTATCCAAGAACTGCTCATATTGGTTATGCTATTAAAGCACATTCTGAATATACAGGAGGCGTGCCTAACTTTACTTCTTTAATAAAAGGATTGCTAGTAAAGGTTCCCTCAAACTATAATCAACCTATCTTAGAAACAGGAGAGATAGATTGGAGAGAATTAGAACTTCCAGAAACAGGTACAGCTGAAATTGACGGTGTTTCTGGAGTACAAATTGGCTATACTCAAAGAGGTTACAGATTACAACAATCAGGACTAACTGTTCAAACCAGTGCTAACCCTGTTATTTATAAAGGTGTGTGGGACGGAACTTTTATCTATGCTTGGTCTCAAAATCCTGTTTGGATTACTTATGATATATTAACTAATAAAACATATGGTTTAGGGATTGCAGAAGAAAATATTGATAAATTTAAATTTTATCAAGTTGCTCAATATTGCGACGCTTGTAACGTAATTACAGGAGCTTTTGAGGGCATAGATTCTTTAGCAGACGGTACTTTTAGACATAAACCAAGAGGATTATTTACAGATAGTAGAGAAAATCAATTTGGTTTGTCATCTTTTACTAAGATTAAAGAAAGACGTTTTATTTGTGACTGTACTATTGTTGATCAATCTCAAGCAATGGATACTATTAACCAAATAACATCAATTTTTAGAGGAGCGTTAGTTTATTCTGGAGGTAAAATTACTCTTGCAGTTGATATGCCTAATGAAATTCCTGTAGCAGTATTTAATGAATCTAATATTAAAGATGGCAGTTTTCAAATAAGTGGTATTAAAGAAAGTGATATTTTAACAGGCGTAGATGTATCGTATATTGACCCTACTAACCACTTTAAACGAGAAGTAGTTCGTATTGATACTACAGATAGAAATGATGGTGTGCAAAAGTCAGAAATTGAAAATGTTGCGTCTCTTGATTTATTCGGGGTAACTCGTAGAAGTCAAGCTCTTAGATATGCCCAATATCATATTGCTGCTTCTAAATTTTTGCGTCGTCGAGCTCAGTGGACTACCTCAGCAGAAGCTTTATTGCTATCTCCTGGAGATGTTGTATCGGTCGCTCAAAGAAATATTGGTATTGCTTGGGGTTATGCCGGTAAAGTTGTTTCAAACTCAACTTTAGGTTCTGATACTGTGCAAGCGGGTAACGTAATACTTGAACATCTAACTACTCCTTCTTTGTCTGCTTCTGTATTTACTGCAAATACAAATCCGCTTATACTTCGAGTATTTCGCTCTGACAGAGATAGAATTGAATTATTTTTATTATCTAATACCGATTATCAATTATTAGATACAGGCAATGTTACTTCTGGTTTTGATAGAGCAAGAGTTAATGTAATTTCTAAATATAACTATATAACACAAGCTTTTGATAGTGGTATAGATTCTACTGGTTTTCAAGCTAATGATGTTCCAACTATAGGTGATTTATGGACTCTTGGTGAGATTGATGATCCTAATAATATTTATTCAGCAAAATCAGATAAACTATTTAAAATTACTTCTATTACTAGAAATGAGGATCACGAAGTTGTAGTTGACTCTATTGAATATGTGTCAAATATTTATGTAGATTCTGATACTTTTATTGACTATACTCCAACTGATTATATTGATACTACAAGTCCTCTTCGTCCACCACCGGCTCCGCAATTTAAGCTACAGCCTCTAACTAGAAGGGAACAAGACGGTTCTTTAACCACAGACTTATTTATTGATGTCTCTACGGAAAGAACAGGATACGGTCTTGCTTTTGCTACAGAGTTTGAGATTATGAGAACTGATGAATCTCAAACAATGCTATCAGGTCAACTTGATACAAATGTAAATGCTGCTACTTTTGGTACCTTGTCCTTTACTCCTTCTAATACTGCTGCTTTAGCTGATGCTACCGGCGTAGCCGTGTTGGTTGGAAAAAATGGATTTGATACTAATTTAGGAGAAATTAGATTACTATGTAACTCGGTAGCTGCTATAGATGACAGCTCTAACATTAGATTTACTGTTGAAGGATTAAATGTTGCTTTTGATACTAATATCGGTAAACATGTTTTACGAACTAATGATGGCTCTATTCCTTTAAAAGGAATAGATCAGCTATCATTCCCGATTATTGGTAAAACAGATACTCCTTTACTTATACAAAATTTTGGAGGTCAATTAACTGAATACAGCGCTAATATAACTGCTTTTAATGAAACTGGTGACGATATAGATTTAGGAGATGCTTTAAGTATTGAAGTAGAAAATACAGAAAATTTAGGCGTAAGATTAGTTGATTTGCTTCCTCCAGCTCCTTTTTATGTAACTATTAATCAACTTTTAGATTCTAGATATTTAGATACTACACCAGATATTTATGTAGCTGGCTCTGATATTACGTATATTAGGAATAATACTTTTGTATCAGGAGCAAGTACTCATGTAGAGCCTCTTGAAATTACTCCTAGAGACAAAAATTTTATCACAGTATATGTAGATGGCATAAAGAAAACTGCTGGACAGTTTACTTTTAATAAAGATACTTCTCCTCCTAATATAACTTATTCTATTGAAGAAGGAGAAGAGACTATTAAGGTATTGATAGATCATTATACTGTTCCTGCTATTGAAATAGGGGATAATGTTCAAATTCTTTCAGATAACGTATTTTCTGTTGCTAACGTGTCTTATGACCCAGCAGACCCGTCATATAATGCTGCGCTAACTTCTAATAATATTTATTCTATCACATTATCTAAGCGTCCTCGGTCTAATGTAAGCGGATTTACTGCTATAAATATTTCTCCAAACCCTATTGGAGTAATTGCCAATGTAAATCAAAGTGCCGCTAATTTTACTTTTGATTATAATAAAGCTATTTATCCTGGTAATTTTAACTTAGCTAATAGCTATGTATACGATGTAGCTTATGGTGAGGGTTTTGAAAAAGTATTTTTAACAGAAAATAGAACTATAAGAAACTTATCTACAGGAACCACGATAGTTAGAGCAAGAAATAAAAATAGAGCAGGACGAGCCAGCCCTTATGTAACTAAAGCTCTTACAATAGAAAACCTTCTTATCCCAAAGGTTCAAAATGTTGTCATTACAGAATCCTTGTACAAAGAACAAGTTGGTGGTGTAGCTGTTAGAGCTATTGTAGCCTTTGATCATTTACAAAGCTCAGAAGTAACAGATTATGAAATTTCTTATCGTATTACAGGAGAATCTGCCGATCTAACTTCTTTTACTTCTGTAAAAGTTCCGGCAACAGCTGTCGATTCTGATGGAAAAGTTAGATATCTTATAAACAACATTGATAGAGGTGCTAGTTCACAGGTTAATACTTTAAATATTAGGATTACTCCACTAAACAAAGATATTAGAGGACAAACTACAACAGTAACACAAACTATTTTAGGTAAGACAGATCCTCCACAAAACGTTATTAACTTTACTGGAGGCCAGCTATCTGATCAGATAACTTTTTTCTGGTCTTATCCACGAACTAACGATGAGCTATCTGATTTAGATCTAAAAGAAGTAGTTATTAGGCGCATACCGGGAACAGCTACTATTAATTCTTCTAATTTTGTAATTGCTGACGAATATCATACAGAAGCTGCGGGAGGCGCTAGATTTACTGTTAATATTGATACTTTTGGTACTTTTACTTATTTAGTACGAACTCGTGATACTAGCGGTAACTTTAGTGAGAGCGTAACAGGACTTACATTAACGACAACTAGGCCTGTTAGAAATACTATTATTGCTGCGTACAACGAAGACTCTCCTGGAACTAC